ATGAAAATATTGTTTGACTACCAGGCCTTTTATATACAAGATGCGGGTGGAGTATCGAATAGCTTCGTCCAATTGATGCGCCATCTGCCCTCATCTACGGAGGTTAAGTTGGCTATGCGCGAAAGCGACAACGTACATTTGCAAGGGCAGTCCTTTGCGCAGGACGTTCACCCCGCAAGTTGCACGAAGCGCAATTTTATTTCTACCCGCCACTACCCGCTCAAGGGCGACTTGTATAAAGTTTTCAGTAAGTTAGCTCCGGGATGCACTACGCTTGGCCGTAATAAGCGCTATGCCATCCGGTTGCTCGAAGCGGCCGATTATGATATTTTTCACCCCACCTTTTTCGACGAGTATTTTCTGCCGCATCTCCACGGCCGCCCCTTTGTCTTGACTATTCATGATATGATCCCCGAGTTGTATTTCAAGCGTGGGGATATGCAGATTGAGCGTAAGCACCACTTAGTAAAGCATGCGGCCCACATCGTAGCCGTTTCGGAACATACGAAAGCTGATATTGTGGAGCTTTTGCACGTTGATCCGCAGATGATCAGCGTGATTCATCACGGGCCTCCCGCACTGTTGAAGCCCGCTCATCGGCAGATTTTTGACTTCCCCTATCTGCTTTACGTGGGCAAGCGAACTTCCTACAAAAACTTCGCCGCGATGCTCCCGGCTTTGCAGCTTTTTTTTCGCGAACATCCTGATTGGCGTATGGTTTGCACGCTGGTGCCGTTCACGAAAAAGGAGTTGGCCGCCTTTTCTGCCTTAGGTCTTGCGCAGCATTTCGTATTCGCGCGTCCTGACGATGCGGAGTTGCTGGCCCTGTATAGAGATGCGCAAGCCTTTATCTTTCCTTCTCTTTACGAGGGTTTCGGTATTCCCATTTTGGAGGCATACCAGATGAATTGCCCCGTATTATTGAATCGGAAGAGCTGTTTTCCGGAAGTGGCCGGCGAGGCTGCGCTCTATTTTAATTTGGACGAGGCGCAAGATAATCTCTTAAATTGTTTGCAAACTTTGGCCGCGATGTCTACAACAGCAAAGGAAGAACTCCTTTGCAAGCAGCGCGAGCGCTTGAAAATCTATGCTTGGCAAAAAGCGGGCAATGCACTGCACGACGTCTACCTGAAAGTGAAAGCACAAGGTGGCAGAGCTAAAAGATAAACGCTTGGCGATGAAGCCCTTTGTTGGAAAAAGTGGCTAAAGAACACAAAGAAAAGAGCAGCTTACTTCTTGAAAGTAAACTGCTCATTCTTACTCTTGTCGGAAAGAGGCGATTGCAGTAGTAACAAAAATTGCTCGTAACTTGTTGGTAATCAATAGGACATTCTTTTATATTATGTGAAATATCACCGATTTTTCACCGAGTGAGTTGTTTGTCTAAGTTTTTAATAGTCACTCATTTGAGTGCCTGTTTTTAGAGTTGTATGGCAGGAGTAATCTTATTTTTAGCGCTCTTCTTCTTTCTGAGGGAGCTTTATTACCCTGCATTCGTTGCTTTTTTAGAATGGTCTTTCGATTCTCTTTGCACGAGGAGGAATGTTAATCTATCTATTGTTTCTTGTTGTTTCTCTATTGTCTTCTGTTGAGTCGCTATGACTGAATATAGCTTTTCTTTATCGCTATCGCTATCGCTATGATTCTTCTGTCCCATTATTAGCCAATTTGCATCCACCCATTCAAAACTATCTATGATTTTGACTATTACATCATAACCAGGTTTGTTTCGACCAATTGTGATGTTTCTGATTGTTTGATCCCGGACGTTCATTTTTTTTGCAAACGAACCGACGGTGTGTCCCTCTTTTTTGATGATGTAACAAATTCTTTTGTTGATCGTCTCTTGTTCCATAATTTTTATCTTGGTTTCGTGAAATACAATGAGAGTGAAATAATCACTCAAATGTTTGTTTAATTCAAAGTTATTATTGATCTTTGCGCTACGTAATAAAACATTCGTCACGAAGATAATTATAACATCCGACATGGCGATGTGCTAAAAAGAATATAACGATGGATTTTAAAGAGTTTGTGAATTCATTACCAAATCAAAGAAGTGAGACCATTGCGGAGTTAGCTCGTATTTGCCGGGTTTCACCTTCGACTGTTTATCGGTGGGTGAACGGGGATTTTTTCCCTGATCCTCTCAAGAGGAAGGTAATTGCTGATTATTTGAATATTTCGGAAAAGGTGTTATGGCCAAATTTGTGAGAAATATATGGAGTAAAAATTCTGCTACATGTAAAATTAAAACGAGAAACTATGAATGTAAAAACAGTTGAGAAAGCAATTGATGAACTCTGCGCAGGAGTCGTTATTGATGAAATAAAACTAAGACATGCAAATGTTAGACAAGTGAATGCCCATACGGATAATAAGATAATCGTTTGGGATATGTTTGGTCGCGCATTCTCTGCAAGTAAGGGAACGTCACGAGAGTTATTCCTGACGCCTGAAGGAAATGGTACAGCCGGCAGTTTATACGGAATTCCCTTGGAACGAGATAAAAGTTTTGATCTAAAAATTAGTGATCATGGTCAGCATTAGAAAAATCAGAAAAGAATATAAACGAAAATTCGGCATTAAGCAGATTTGCCTTCACGTTGTATTAAAAGATTCGAAGATGCGTTTGAGTCGCTCTGTTTATAAACATCTTAGGCGCTATCTTACAGAACGTATGAGAGAATCACTTTTATCACGCAATGTACATAGATAAAGATCTCCGGGGGAAATACTCTATTCAGGATTTGAGCGAGGAAGACCTTCGATTTTTTCACGAAGCTATCAGGGTGTATGCACAGCGTAAGCGCAGATGTCTACTTCCTGAGAATAATTTTCGACGACTTGTTTTTAATAAAGAATTTAACTTCATAATACGACATGAGGAATAATGCTAAAAATAAGAGATGGTCGGCCGAGGACGATGCTTATGTCAGGCAGCATCTTGGAAAGATATCACTTGAGAATATGGCTGTTCATTTAGGCCGTAGTCCGATGTCTATCAGACTCTATATCCTTAGGCGTAGAATAACGGTTGGACACGTGGTGAAGCGTAATTTGCTCGTAAAACTGCTGAAGATAAAATTCAGACATCCGGAGAATTTTAATCCGACGCGCGACTTTTATAGAGAAACCGGTATCGGGCAACGTCGTTATTGGGATCTGTTTTTCGGCCGGAAAAAAATTACCGGAAAAGAGTATAATGCGCTGACTAAATATTTCGGAGTGACAATTGACGAGGATCTTGATGCGCGTCAGCTGGAACTCTTTGAAGAATATCCAGAATAATATGATTGATAAGATCTTCATAGAGAAAGTGAAATCGGCTCTGAATATTGTGAATGTGATAGAGTCCTTTACTCGCTTATCTAAGGCAGGCGTGAACTATAAAGGAGTTTGCCCCTTTCATGATGATCACACCCCATCGATGGTGGTAAGCCCGTCAAGGCAGACCTACCATTGTTTTGTTTGTGGAGCCAGCGGGGATGTTATCTCGTTTGTACAAAATCATCTGAATATAACTTTCGTAGAAGCCTTGCGGTGGTGCGCCGCGCAGGCTGGCTTGGATTTTCCTTCTAAAGAGATGACTCCGGAGGAAGAAGCACAATATAAAGAGAAAGAAGCACAACGTGTCGCTATTGAGGCTGCAAGCAAGTTTTTTCAGAATAGCCTTCCGCAGGCTGAGTCTTTCCTTACGTCGAGAGGATATACGCTATCTGACAAGGTGCTTTCCGATTTTGGTGTCGGTTATGCGCCGGCGGGGAACTTGGCTATGACTGAACTCTCCAAGGGTGGTTTCTCCTTGGAACTGCTGCAGAAGGTAGATGTTATTGGCAGTAATGAGGGACGCACCTACGATCGATTTCGCGATCGATTGATGTTCCCGTTCTATGATATGCAAGGGCGCATCATTGGTTTCTCTGGACGCATCATCACACAGAGGGATGGTGTTGGAAAGTATGTGAATACGGCAGAGACACCACTGTTTACGAAAGGTAATCATATCTTTGGGCTATTCCAAGCGCGAAAGGCAATCGGGAAACTGGGATTTACCTATCTCGTCGAGGGGCAGTTCGATGTGATAACGCTGCATAAAATGGGTGTGGAGAATGTTATCGGTGGAAGTGGTACGGCATTCACAGATGAGCAGGTGAAGCTGTTGTTGCGCTTTACAGACTATATCGTAATGGTCTATGACGCCGACGATGCAGGAATGAAGGCTTCGTTAAAGAACTGTGAGTTGTTACTGAAAGCCGGAGCAAGGGTCAAGTGTATTCGATTGCCGAAAGGAATGGATCCGGATGAGTTCGCCAAAGCAAATGGAAATCGAACACAGGATAAATTGAAAGAACTGACAGAGCCGTTTCCGAAAGCTTTCAAACGAATGCTGATTCCCCACGGCTGCAAGGACGAGATAATCATCAGTGACGGCCTAAATACGATTTGCTCGCTTGTGGCATGTGTTAGTGACGCGCCCTTGCGGCTGGAATACATCAAATCGATAGCAGCTGACTTCAAAAGCAAAATCGGTATCATTGATGACAAAGTGCGCCGTATTTGGCTGAAGATAAAAGATGCCTCGCCCGAAACAAAGATGAAAACTGGGCTCTTCGGCATCGATGCGCTGAAAGAGAATCTTGAGAGCGACCGTCCGGGCATATTGACCTCGTCCATGCAAGAGTTTCTCGACGGCTATGGAGAAGATCCCGTTGTGTATGTTGCTGGCCGGCCATCGATCAACGACATTCAGGAACTTCGCCGCATCTATTGCTATTTTGTCTCTTCAGAAACTGGCTGCGGTATCAATGATGAAGGCGAGGAGAACGACTATCTGCATACGCTGGCAGAGATGTTCAGGTCGGGTATCAATATTCAGATGACTTACAACGACGCCACGGGGTCCTTCATCGATTATTACATCAGTTCTTACGGCAGGTTTCTGCGTGATTATGCCGGCGACAAAGTTCCGCTCATCTCAAGATGTATCGAGCTGACTTCCTACGCAGAGGATACCGTTGTTACGGTCAACCGTAACCACTATTGTTCCATCCTAAAGCTCACCAAGGGGCAGTTTGACGAAATCCGCAAACCATTCGTACAAAAGCGGAAGTCGGCGATGAAGGTGAGTCTACAGACCGAGAATCTCGATGACGAAGAGTTTGATGTGAACGAACCACCCGATTATGTGCAGGATAATGAGGAATATCGGCGCATGTGGCGAGAGTGCAACTACTATCCCCGACTCAACAAGAAAGGTGAGCCGGTCTGCTACATGTTTAAGAATAAGAACGGAAACGGAATGACACAAGTGGGAGACTTCTTTATGACGCCACTGCTGCACATCTTTAATGAAGATTTCGAGCAGAATAAGCGTGTGCTGCGCATCAATCGCCGATACTACGAGACCCCTATCTACATCGAGGTACTCTCAAAAGCTTTGTTGAAGATGTCGTCGATAGAAGAAGTACTCATCAATTACGAAGCCGTGAACTTCAACGGAGAGGAATGGCAGTGGAAAGCCATCAAAACGTACATGAGCCGACATTTCGTGCAGTGCCGTGAGATCAAGACTTACGGCAATCAGCAGGCTGACGGCATGAGCCGTAAGACCGATGAACAGTTTTTTGCATTTGCAAATGGCATCTTTCATCGCGTCGATGAACAATGGAGGTTTGAGCCGGTCAACGAACTGGGTGTTGTGACCCACAATAAAGACAATTACTACCTGCCTGCCTTTTCTACAATTTACGCAGGTAGCGGAAAGCAATCTGACAAATACGAACTCATCAGTCAGCTTGTCTACAAGGAGGTACCAGCGGAGAAAAGGGTGACCTTCGAAAAATGGGCATCGCTGATGGATCGGGTATATAAAATCAACGACAACGGGAAGTGGGCGATCATCTTTGCCATAATGTGTGCTTTCCGAAGTAATATTCACTGCATTGATCGCCTATTCACGGCCCCCTTCTTCATGGGACCAATGTCATCAGGAAAAACACAAATCGCTATATCTATTCGCTCGCTCTTCATCTCGCCTAACATTCCTATTTTCAACCTCAATACTGGAACAGATGCAGCCATGGCCACGATTATGGGAATGTTTAAGGATGTTCCGGTCGTGTTGGACGAATACAACAACAAGGATATCAGCGATAATAAGTTTCAGGCTTTGAAGGGTATCGTTTATGACGGCGATGGCAAACAGAAACGCAAGGGAACATCAGGAAGAGAAATCGAAAACGACAAAGTCTACGCCCCTGTCATCATCTGCGGCCAGGAGACGCCACAGCGCGATGACAATGCCTTGATGAGCCGCGTCATTGTCTGCGAAGTTCCAAAACCGCGCAATCGTACACCGGAAGAGGTGCGTATCTTTGAGGAACTAAAAACCATAGAGGATCAGAATAAGGTTGGACTATCAAATGTGCTGCTGCAGATACTCGAGTTGCGCCCCTTGTTTATGGATCATTTTCGACAACTCAAACAGGAAGCGTACAATGAACTTAAGCAAGATGTCATCAACTCCGGTGAGATGGATCGTTTGATGAAAACTGCTGCGCTCTTTTTAGGAACTGTGAAACTGATTGAGCAGTACTCAAACCTTCAGCTTCCATTCTCATACGAGGATTTCTTTAAAATCGCTCAGGAAAAGATAAAATTCCAACTCTCACTCATTCGCAGTACAGATAAACTCGCAATGTTCTTCACTGCAGTCAATAATATGGTTGATACTAAACAAATCATCGAGGGAAGGGAGTTCCTTATTGAGCAACCAAAGAAAGTCACGGGAAAAGATGCTCGTGGTGACTCCCATACCTTTACCTTTGAACCAGGCACGAATATCATGTTTTTACGCCTTAGTGCGGTTTTTAGTATTTTCGACCGGAGTGGTTACAACAGTGAAGGTAGCACACTTTCAACTTTAGAACAGAACCTGCGCAGCCACTCAAGCTATGTCGGTACAGTTCCTTCGCGACGTTTTACGTGGGAGGAGACAGTGGACGAACCAAAAAACGATGGCTATGGGACGATGGTGAAAGTACGGAAGCAGAGAAGTACTTCCACCAGTGCTATCATTATTGACTACGATAAGTTCACAGAATTGTACAATATTGATTTTCGTAGAGCATATGTACCGGAAGATAAAGAAACTCTGGTGACGTCTGGAGAGACAGAAACAAAGGATACGAAGCCGCAGACTAACCATGAACTTCCTTTCCCTCCTGCGAGCGATGACATTGAACCCTTTCTTGAGAGAATGTACGACTAAATCCTTCTTTTGCCAATAGTACATCTTTTTATTGATTATGCAGAGCCGTACCAGTCGGATGAATAGGTACGGCTCATTTCATCTTAATCTTGAGAAGGGCCGGCGCGAAATCCCCCGGACCCCCTAATTTTCTAAAAAAACAAGGAAACGGCTACTTTGAAAAATATTTTTCAGAAAAAAACAGCATCCTACAATCCTACAATCCTACAAATCAATTTTACTTTTCAAAATAATAATATTGTAACTGTTTATATTTAAGATATTTATGTGTGTATGTTTAAGTTCGTAGATATGTAGAAAATCTTGTAGGTTTGTAGGACGCTGTAGGAAATAGGTTTTTTGCTGATTTTGGATTGTTGAGGAGCGTCGTCCTACAAAAAATGCTGTTTTGTAGGTTTGTAGGATGAAATATGATGGAAAAATAGTTGAAAATATGGCTTGGAAAATTTGTATAATTCATTGATAATCACTAATTTTGTTCTATATGTACAACGATTTGTAGGATTGTAGGACGGTAGGAACGTAAAAAACAGAAAACATATATGGATAAAGAAAAATGGCTGCGAAAACGAGTGGTGCCTATTCGGATAGAACCATATCTTGCTGAATACATTTCTGAAAAGTACGAGATTGATACCGCGACTGGCGGCCTTAGGATTCCTTGTAGTTCAGACTTGTATTTCTGTGTTTGGGAGCAGATGTCACGGCAGCGGTCAAATCAGCCTGATCTTACGGATGGTAATCTTCGCATACATCTTCCATTTAGAAAGGCGATACAAGGTGCGCCGTATAAAAATCCGGCCTACTATAATTACCTTTCTGCCGCTGCCACTAAAGAGATAGAGGGGCAGATAAGAAGAATGTTTAATTTCGAACTGCATCGTGTGCTTTTGGAGAATGAAGAATTCGGTAGACAACGTAAAAACCTTGATGTTATTTATGAGTTTATACAAACCTATCGTCTTAAATCGATATCGGCTGATGCCTTGTTAAAGAATTTCTATCGCTTTCGTAATCGATTGCGCCCCAAAAAAATCCGGCATTATAGGAGAAATGTTGGAATTTAACATTGTTTAATATAGACCGAATTATTGTTTTGGTCACTTCGTCTAACGTGTATGGTTGAGTTTTTAAATGTTGTTAAAGTAGAGCTGGTTCGCTCGTTTAATCACAGCGAGAATAATGTATATGAATTTGTAGCAAATACCTTTTCATATATTCCGCAACTTACAGACAGTGATGCCGGAAGTTTTTGGAATTGTGACAAGACTCTCGTGATCGACTTGCCGGCAGATGAAGTCCTGCGTCTCTTTTCTATTGAAAGAAAAGCTATTGTGATGATAAGAACATCTGATAGACGATTTTATAAAATTGGTACTATCGAGGTTCCGGCACGTGTTCAGATCTCTTCAAATATTACTTCTGCTAACCTTATAATAAAGTGTAAAATGCTAACAGATCCTCTTTTGTAGGTCTTTTCTATTCTATTTTCGAGGGTGTAACTTCGCATCAAAAATATTTTTGATGAACGAATTACAAAACCTCCTTGCGTCGGGAAATCCTTTATTTATTACCGTTGATGGCTTTCGACAAGCTATGCTTGCGGCTTTCCCTCTTAATGGTAAAATTGAGAGTAATTCTGACGTAAAGGCTGCATACGGTTTTTCGCCGGCCGAGGTGGCTGCTTATTTAAAAGACCATACTTGGTATCAGTTTGAGTGTCACGTGGCCCTTCAGGAACTCCGGAAGGTGCTGGCACAAGACGATGGTACATCAACCGTAACGCTTACAGATGAGTTCGACGATGAGCATCTTCCTGATAATTCCATTGCTTATCATCGGGTGTGGGGGACGGTTATGGCAGATAGTTATTGGAATTTCTCTTCTAAGCAACTTGATGCAGACCTTAAGGCTGCTGAAATTAACCCGCAGATCTCTTGTCACTTCCTACACATAAAATCTCCTGGTGGAGAAGCTTGGTATCTTGACCGCCTGAGTGAAACGATGCGTGCCTGTCAGAAACCAATTCTCACTTTCTATGAGCAGATGTGTTGCTCGGCCGGCTATTATATCGGTTGTCATGGCAACCGTATCTATGCGCTTACCGACAACGACTATGTCGGCTGCATCGGCACAATGTGTAGTTTCTACGACTTTGAGCCTTACTTTGCGAAGCTCGGTATCAAGCGTGTAGAAGCCAAGGCTACTAATTCCGATTTGAAAAACAAGACTTTCGACGACCTGCGTCATGGCAAGGACGAGAAATTTGTGCACGACATTCTCGACCCGCTCAACGCCCAGTTTCTTACAGAAGTACGTTCCCAGCGCAGCCAACTCGCAGAGCTTTCCGATGATGCGCCGGTACTGCGTGGCGAGACCTTCTACACCCCACAGGCAGTGGAACTCGGACTTGCCGACGGGAGCCGCACGATGCAGGAGGCCGTAGCCGAAGCCGTTACCATGGGACGTGAGTATACTGATGCCTACAAACTGAAGACTGCCATATATAATATTGTTTAATGCTTTAATTTTTAGTTTTTTATGAATTTCAAAGAGAAACTTACCTCCGTTCTCGAATTCCTGCACCTCAAGCAGAAGTTCGATGATAAAAGTCTTTCCAAGGAAGAGTTCAACGCTGTCGTGGCCGAATACCAGAAGAAGTACCAGGTTACGCTCAACGATGACCTCGCCGCGGAGCAGACTGCGCAGCAGACCACACAGCAGGCTGCAGAGTTCCAGACCACGCTCAACACCATCCAGTCGGTTCTCAACGGCATAGAAACACCGTCTGCCACAGAGAGTGACGAGGGCACACAGCAAAACCAGCCACAGAGCAATGCTACGCTCGAGGGCATTCTTGAAAGCATCAAGGGGATGCGCGCCGATTTCAAGGCAATGGCCGAGAAACCTGCACCTGATGTCCCGGCACAGACCGTCAGTGCTTCTCCGCTCAACATCAACGGATTCGGCAATACACCCGAATATTTGTTTGGTGTCGATCATCCTTTGTTTTCCATGAAGGACCGCTGGAATCGAATTGCAGCCAATCCCCGTGCGGCAGCTGCCATGCCGGAAGTCGACGAACAGGTGGACGGTGTAGCTTTCTACAAGGCTGCCTGCAGCTTTGCTAAGTCGCTCAAGAATCGCTATCAGTATCTCCAGCAGAACAAGATGCTCGATGCTCTGGCACTTGCCAAAGGCACCTATGCCACCAACTATGATGGCGTGGATAATGCCGGAGTCGGCGACCAGTTCGTCGTGCTGCGTCAGGACGCGCTTATCGCTCGTGTGCTTCAGGTGCGCGACATGACCCAATTCTTCCCCGTAGCCTACGGCTATCAGGACCGCGGTCTCGTCTTCAACGCATTCTTCGACGAGGTTTCACAGGCCTATCAGGCAGGGGAGGTCTTCAAGGGTGGCATGAAGATTGAAAACCACATGGGTTATGTTGATGACGCGATGATCAAGATGGAATGGGGACCGATGAAGGAACTCGAGCGCAAGTACATCGGCTATCTCAACAAGGAAGGCTCTGATCCGATCAAGTGGACGATGATTGAGTACCAGCTGCTCAACACGCTTACCACGGCTCAGGTAGAGCAGAACAAACGCCGTATGCGTGGCATCTATGTGAAACCCGAAAAAGGTGTTGCCGGCTCTTACCAAAATGCGGGTACGGGTATCCTTTATACTTTGCTTCGCTATGTTCACCAGTACGATATCAAGCCTCACTCTGGCGACGAATACCGAAGCTATACACAGGCTACTTTTCTCCCTGCTGTGCAGGAGTTCATTGCCGATGTACGCAGCTCCGTTACTGAGGATATGGACATCGACCAGCACTGTGTCTATCTCAATAAGAACCACCAGTCGTGGTGGATTAAGAATGTTCGCACCACATACGGTAAGGACACAGACTTCAGCGGCCCGATGGGGGCGCTCAATGTCGTTCCCGACAGTACGATCCGCATCATTTGGTTGCCTTACCTCGGCCAGCTGCCGTTCATGATGCTGCATCAGCCTGGCAACATTCAGTTCCTCGAGTTTGTACCGGGAGAGATGCTCTCCATGAAGATGCAGGAACAGATGGAACAAGTCCGTGCGTGGAGTACTTGGAAGGAAGGTTGCTCTGCCTCGTTCACGGGCCGTCGCTTCGACACCAAGAAAGCGATGGATGAAAATGCCTGGGAGTGGCAGCAGATCTTCATCAACCTCTTTGCCAGCACCATCATCGATAAGGTGGACGCTGCCAACGGCTTTTGGCAGGTGACGGGAGCAACCACAACCGCCGACACCTACACCGACATCACTGGTGCAAAGGCTGGCGTGGCGTACTGCATAGAGGCTGGGGTGCCTGAACATCTGCCAAAGATTGCCAAGTCGGGCAAGTTCGCCAATCTTTCCGCCGCATTCACAGCTACGGCTGTTGGCGACTACATCATGGTGATTCTCGGAGCCGACGGCAACTTCCGTGAGTTGGAGCGTTGCGTAGGTGGTAAACGTACCATAAATAAGGAACTCCAACCGAACGTTCCCGGCGGACGATAATACAAAGACCATTGTTGTGTGGTATTAAATATATGTTTGTTTCACAGCAGGGAGCCAAACAGCTCCCTGCATAACAAAAAGAAAAAATGAAAAATAAAAAATTTAATATGATGGTCGGATTGACTATTTTTGGCTTGGTGTTGTTTGTTAGTGCTATTATTGATCATTCCTTACTGCAGCTTGGTGGGGCGGGGATCTCTATTGCTTCGATGGCAGTTCTCGGACACATTGATGATGTCTCCGATCGAGATACGCATGGATCTGATATCTCCTATATCGTTTACCTCATCGCCCTTGACCAAATTGATCGAACCAAGGAGTTTCCACAGCCGAATGTTAATCGAGAGGTTGCGCCGATTTCGTTGAAACCGGGTGAGATTCCACACTATTTCGAAGCGCACGATATTCCCACATTCACAGGTACAACAGAAAAAGGAGATATTACAACAACCGGTGAGAATCAGTTTGTTCTCGTCATGGGGGGCGCACGTGCGCGGCTTTACAATTTTATTGAAGAATATAGTGGTGGCAAGTTTATCCTTCTCTTTAAGCATATCAAGGAGAAAGAGTGGTTTATTCTTGGAGAGTTAGAACGCCCAATAATCCTTTCTAATACGGAAACAAAGGATGATAAGGAGGGGCGTTATGCAACCTTAACCTTTAAACGTAGTTCTGTGGATCTTCCTCTAATTTATACGGGTAATCCCGCAGTGACAGCTGCAACAACCGTACCGGCAGGGGCTACAGATATTGCCATTACGGCTGCTTCTAATACTTATATGATTCCGAATGGAACTTCAGCTGCGGCTTCCATCGCAACTGTATCGGGACTTAGTAAAGCCGATAAGGGACGATATATCACGTTGATTGGTGCGGGATCTGACAAACCGGCTACCATTGCTGATGGCTCTACCTTTGTTCTTGAGGAAGGGGCTACATGGACAGCAAAGACCGGCGCTTCTATTACTTTCCGTATCCTTGATACTACGACGCTGATCGAGATCTCGCGTACTGGGGCGTAATATGACATTGTTTGTGGACCGGTAGGAGTTTTTGTAATTCTACTGGTTCACGTAATTGGTTAAAAAACAAAATTATGTATAGCACAAAAGAAAAAATTCATATATTCCGCAAACTGAGCTGTCCGGATGTTGTGGAAGCTGATCTTGCACTGTTGCACGAGAAAGCTCCGCACCTCACAGATTTCATCCGATTTGATTTTGCTCCGCGTAAAAATCACGAAGATATTCTCTTTTGTCTTCTTGATTTTTGCGAACAAGACGAGATCATACGTTATCGTCGCGAGTTCTTTGCTGCGGCAGACGGTGAAGGAAACGATTCTCCTACGGATGGAGATGGTACCGATAACCAGGCAGACGGTGAAGGAAACGATTCTCCTGCAGATGGAGATGATACTGATAACCAGGCAGATGGTGAAGGAAACGATTCCCCCGCAGTTGGTACCGATAACCAGGCAGACGGTGAAGGAAACGATTCTCCTACGGATGGAGATGGTACCGATAACCAGGCAGACGGTGAAAGAAACGATTCTCCTGCAGATGGAGATGATACCGATAACCCGACAGACGGTGAAGGAAACGATTCTCCTGCAGATGGAGATGATACCGATAACCAGGCAGACGGTGAAGGAAACGATTCTCCTGCAGATGGAGATGATACCGATAACCCGACAGACGGTGAAGGAAATGAAAGTGCTGCAGAGAACAACAAAACTCCCGTTGTGGATAACTCTTCTGAAAAAGGAAGGAAGCAATCCAAAGACCCTGTTACGCCAAAAAAAAAGAAGAAGAATACCCGAAAATAGATTGGGGTAATCTATTCGATGTGGATGTTCAGATGGCTACTGTTATCTATAACGATCGCATCAATACGTGGCGAAAAATGAAGCAGCTCGACGAACAGCTGGAGACGAATCCGACCGCGCAGGCCGTAGCTGATATGGCAGAGTTACGCATTCGAAATCTCCAGGCTTTTGCCGAGCTGCAATCGTTTAACGATGCAGGGAAATTTCTCTGCAAACATCCCATACTCTTCGGCCGTTCAGAGATAGCACGACTTATCCAGCTTCTAAAGGCTGATCCGGCAGAGTTCCTTCGCCAGCACAAGAATGTGCTCGACAATATCAAGCGTTATCGTTCATATATTAAACGTCACGACCGTAAAAATCGTCGTGACACTGATCGTAAAAATCTCGAAAGGCATCAAGAGCGTGAGAGATTATTTAAAATGGTCCTCGAACAACAAAACAAGTAAAAGAATGGATAATTGTATAAAAGTTTTTAACTTGGGCAATCTGCCTACTGCTCCGCTGGATTCTTTTATCGAACTTCAGGAAGACTTTAAAAAACCTGATGCAGACAAATTGTCGAAGTTGCAGATGTTAATAATTACACGTGGGTTTAAGTACTCGTTTAAAGTGTGGAAAGATCCCGATGGTAAATTGTGGATTATTGATGCGCATCAAAGAAGGAAGGCGCTGCTGAGACTTCGTTCCTATGGATTTCGTATTCCTGAAATCCCATACGAGGAAATTCAGGCTTCTAATAAGCGTGAAGCAGTGGAGGAAATAGCTGCTTATAATTCCGAGTTTGCTGAAAAGAATCCGGATACGCTACTTTTTACGAAATACAATATCAACGGAGAAGACCTTTCCAAATTTAACCTTGGATATGATGTAAAGCTTACCGATTTCTCTATAGGTGGAGGAAAGCTGTTCTCTTCCGATACTGATATTGCGGATATACAGGAGGATACTGTTGATATTGCTCCGCAAGATGACGAGGGAGAGTTATTTGTCCGTCCTGGAGATATATTCCGATTGGGACACAACAGATTGATGTGCGGAGACTGCCGTGCAAAGAAAGATGTTGTCGCCCTGATGAATGGAAGAATGGCTGACATGATACTTACCGACCCTCCATACAATGTTAATTATGAAGGTGGAGGAGAAAGTAAACTCACCATTCAGAATGACTCAATGGAAAATGATTTATTCCTTCGCTTTTTGCAATCAGTCTTCAATGTGATGTTTTCCATTGTAAAGCCTGGAGGTTCTTTCTATGTTTTCCATGCTGACTCTGAAGGCGAGAATTTTCGTCGCGCTGTCCGCGAAGCAGGTTTCAAAATCGCTCAGTGCTGTATTTGGGTAAAGGATACATTCGTCATGGGGCGTCAGGACTACCAGTGGAAGCATGAGCCTTGCCTGTATGGTTGGAAAACAGGTGCTGCCCATTTTTGGAACGCTGACAGGAAGCAGACAACGGTATGGAATTTCGACAAGTCAAAAGCCAACAGGCTGCACCCTACGATGAAGCCTATAGCCCTCATGGCATATCCGATAACAAACAGTACAAAGAACGGTGAGATCGTTGTGGACTTGTTCTCTGGTTCAGGTTCCACCATCATGGCTTGCCAGCAAACTGACCGTATAGGCTATGGCCTGGAGATAGACCCGAAATACGTTGCTGCAACTGTACGCAGATTTATGGCAATGTTTCCACAGCAGCCGGTACTGTTGGAGAGAGACGGGGCTGTTCTTTCTGAAGATGAAACCAAAAAGATTATTCTATGTCAGAATTAATCAAAAAAGAAGTACTGTCAGATGAGTATATAAATCAAGTAAGAACGTTCGGAGCGTTGAGTTATACGCCCGAACGTATCTGCAGGTTGCTCGGTCTGAAAGGAACTCAGCGCACGACCTTGTTGTATCGCATAAACACGCCTGGCGATGTTTATTTCGAAGCCTATCATCAAGGACGTGCGCTTGGTGAATATAATATTGACGCAGAACTCGCTAAAAAGGCAGAGAAAGGAGAGATTGATGCTATCACTCTGCTTGAAGAACGCAAGAACGAGCGTGAAGAAAAAGACCTGCGAATGAATTTGTTTGGTATATGAAAAGTCAAATTGAAAAATTAGATTCTATTCATCCAGACCTTATATCCGCATTTCTTACAGGCGGAGATTGTGATGGTATTCCATCAGACATTAAATTGTTTTTGCAGCAGCTGCAATGAGCTGCTGAAATCTTTGAATATGAGCGAAATATTACAAGGGCTGCAAAAAAATTGAAGCTGCGAATTAACGCTGAGCAGCGCATCAAGATTGAAGAGCGGACTTGTATGGCAAGAATTTATGAAGCAATCAATTATTTTCAAGTTGATTGCAATGTGCCTATTAAAGTTTGGGAAAGCAATTTTGCAAACAAATATGAAGACCTTGCCAAACTCTGTGGATCTACTGGTGATTATAAGGGAATGAAATCTTGTTATGATGCAGCACTTGAGTGTCGTCGTAGGTCCTCTGAGATAGCAGAAGCAGATAGAGACTTGGGAGTTATCTTTTTGCTCTCTCCGGATTTGACTCCTGAGCAACTTGGGTTCTCGAAGAAAAACCTGAAAGAAATTGCTGCAAAACACAACCAAGGCTTCTATGTTACGCTTATCGATTCTCTGCCTATTGAGACAAAGGAGAAGAAACGACTACTGCGTGATGCTGATATACAAGATGCTGAAATAGTAGAGGAGATTCAGAATGATTGATATTCAGCCAAATGAAAATTGCGTGCTCGAGTTTGAGCATTGTTATATGAATCATGTGCAGTTGCTGGCTAACATTATTGATCCCAATATGTTATATGCCGAGTGGGCGCGTGCAACTGGTAAGACTGAGGGCGTGATTGTGCCACGACTCATTCGCGTGGCGAATGATATGCCTGGAGAACTATCGTTCCTCGTGCATAAAACTTATGTAGCTTTGATGACGAACGTTTGGCCTAATATTCAGGCTTCATTCTCTCGGCCTGTCATCATCGGAGGTAAACAGCGTGCTATGCTTGAGTACGGCATTGATTATGTGGTTGGCGAGGCAAAACTTCCGTCACACTTCCGACGGCCACGCTATCCGATAGCCTACGCCAAACACTCGGTTATATTTCGCAATGGTGCGCACTTGCAGCTTGTTTCTTCGGATCAGCCTGAAAGCGTGGCAGGACGCAACGCCGTTCACGCTTTTGTCGAGGAGATGAAACACAACAGCGGTGAGAAGCTCAAGTCTCGATTGTTTCCTTCTTTGCGTGGTGGTTCTGCCGATATTCGTCGGTCAGCCTACTATGAAGGTGTGACAGGAGTGAGTGATACTGCACGTGTTGACCTCGGCGAAGATGATTGGTTTGAGGAGTATGAGAATAAGATGGATCGACAGCTAATTGAAGAGATAGCCTCCGTTTCGCTTTCCATCAATCAATCGCTTTACAGACAGTATATGTTGCAGCAGGAGCTCCGAAATTCTAAGAATCCGGTAACGATAGAGAAAATAAGACTGGAGAACGAACGGCTCCACGCTTTTGTTGCACGCTGGAAACCCCGTCTTGCTGACATGCGACGCAATGCCACCTACTACATTCGCGCTTCGTCATTCTGTAATAAGGATATTCTCGGTCCTAAGTTTTTTAAGACGCAGCTCGATACGCTCGATATGGACGAGTTTCTTACCGCTATCTGTGCTATCCGCCATAAGGAGGTAACCAATAAGTTTTTTACAAGCTACGACCACGAGCGACACCAATTTAAAGATAGCTACATATATGACCAAATATTGAAGCTGAACCTTAAAGATTACTTCACGCTCACCGCACGCTACCTTCGCCACTACGATAAGCGCGAACCTCTATACATAGGTTACGATCCGGGAAACTTTCAATCGCTCATCGTAGGGCAAAAGAAAGAATACGGCAGTCGCTTCGACATTATTAAAGAGTTTTGGGCGTATATACCCGACGACCAACAGAACCTTGCGCAGCAGGTGTATTCGTTCTTTGGTGCCGATGCTGTGAACAAGGTTATTCACCTTTATCCCGATCGTGCCGGAAACAAGACACGAGAACAGCTGGAACAGATAACCACCGACTCGCTTGCTATGAAAGCAGCTTTAGAAAGCTATGGATTTTCTGTGTTTCTTTACAACGAAGGCGCGCCTACTATCTACCATTGGCAGCAGTTCCGCTTGTGTCAGCTGCTCTTTGGTGAAAAGCTCCCCTTACTTCCAAAGGTGCGTATCGACGAAAACGAGTGTGCTAATTTGTGTAGTGCTATCCTCATCAGTCCACTGAAGAAAACCAATGGGAAAATAGAACTTGATAAAGCGAGCGAAAAGAAAGAAGAGTTGAAACGTAGACCAGGGCTGACTACACAGCTTCCAAGTGCAATGATTTACCTTTTGTATGGCCTTTATTCGGACATAATCAAGAAAGAATTGAGTAGTTATCCCGATGATTTACCTGAAAACCTGACGATATAATACTCAATAAGGTCCAAAATCTTGTATAAAAAACGTTTGGAATGGAGTAAAATAGGAACTATTTACATAGGTTGAATCCGTAATTTGTTGAAAAATAATCACTTGTGCTTTGAAGAGTAAAAAACAAAATAAACAAACGCCACAAATCACCACGCACCGCTGATTTGTGATAATGAGGTGCATCTTCTCGAAAGAACGGAAATATGATGCCAACCTCCGTTTTTAGTCCTTTCTTTCTGTGCTGGAATGCAGTAATTTCGCAAGTGATGGAAAAGGGAATCGAAATGGATGGCGTCAATGCGATGCAATGGGCAAGGGAGATAAGCAGAATGCCCGAGGGGGATTTTACATTGTGCTTTTTCCCTTATTCAAGATCGCAAGGGAAGGCTGGGGATAGTCTTGTGGTGAAGGAGCATTGTAAACATCGTACGCAGTTGCCACAGGATAAGTTCGCCGTTGATTCCGAGAATTACTTTCTATTTGAGGATGAAAATGGAGAACCGAGGATGTGTTATCGCATACTCATTAGGTATATGGGTTTTCCACAAGATGGATATAAACTTCACAAGATAAACTGGTTATGAATGACAGTATAGAACTATACGGTAATGCCGGCAATTATATTCAGGATGGAAATGTCTTCTCTTTTCAGATAGGGGAAGGGCAGAAGGTTTTTGGTTCACCAGGTCTGCTCGTCCCACAGGGCATACAACAGAGTCTACAGGAGCACCGGTGGCTTAGTGTCAATGGCTACCAAGTGTGTATGCGCGGAATGAACAACGCTCTGTGTGACGAGGTGACGATGGAGATAAAGCAGAACCGCCTACTTCCTCGTCTATATAGTAAGGAAATCAAAATGCTTTATGGGCATGGCCCATGTGCGTATGTGCAGACAGTGGAAAATGGCAAGATGAAGCGTCAGTACACTGCTCTTCCTGAATGGGACGATTGGATGAACACGTGGGAGGAGCGTGGCTTGGAAAGCTCTGCGCAAGAATTTGCGAAGACAAATATCAAAAACTTTTATTATTTCGGCGACTTTTTCTGCAAGTGGCGATTCTCTCGCGGCAAGCGGCTGGGCTTGATGCCTGTTGCTGGTCTTGAAGCATTGGAGAATAAACACTGCAGGTTGGCTACGACAAAGCAGAACGTGGTCAATAGTCAGATTAACTACAGCGATTTTAATAGTGTCGCAGTTGGTCGGTGGTCGTACGGACTTGGCAACTATAAGATGTATCCAAAGTTTGCCTTGTCAGAAGTTGACAACTATCTCTATGCAGCAGTGTCGCATCACCGTGAGAAATCTGTCGATGAGTTCTATGGAGTGAACGAAACGCATCAGGGGGCGCGGCCGTATATTCAAGGTAGTAACAAAACAGCCACCTACATCAACTCTTTTCTGCGCAATTCACTTGCCGCGAAGATTCACATCGTTATCCCTAACGCTTGGGTAACGAGTAAGCGCTCGCAACTCATAAAACTCTGCGAAGAAAATAAGTTGCGCAAATCGAAAAATAAGGAATTAGTCACTTATAACGGCATACAGATCGGTACAGAGTACCGTGAATCACTCTTGGTGGAGTACATTCGCTTGGAGCTTCGCAAAGTAGGCGATTATCTGAGTGGAGCGGACAATCAAGGAAAGGCGTATTCATCAATCTCGTTTATGGATGCATCCGGTCACGAGCAGACTTGGAAAATCGAAACAATCGATCTGAAATACAAAGAATACATAGAAGCGCTTATCTCATATGATAAACGTGCTGAAGATGCTTTGCTTTCGAGTGTTGGCCTTGATGCGTCAATCACGGCGGTCGGTAAGGATGGCGTTATCAGCAAATCAGGATCTGATGCCTACTACAACTACCTCATTTATATAATGTCGCTCACGCCTGAAGATGAAATCTGTGCTGCACCATTCAATCTCGCCCTGCAGCTCAACTTCCCGCATCTCTATAAACAAGGTTATCGCATCGGCTTCTATAGAGAAGTTCCCCAACGCCAAGAAGATGTATCGCCTAAAGACAGACTTAATCAGCAGCAGTCATGAATATACTTACAGAACTTTTCCACGATTTCGCCACCTTTAGCAGATATGCTCCCGGGGTGGAGACGAATATGGATTTGAACGATCTTCAGTCCTCAGGCCTCTCTGCCCGAAAGCGGATAGAGACAGCCATCAGCGCAGCAGTCTTTCGTGCCATCATAACAGAGCCCGAGGGGTCATTCCTCGTAGAAGGGCTCCGTTCTGCGATGGCGAATATAACGATGGCCACGCAACTCATCTTCGACAGCATCAACCGTCGCAAAAATGATGTAAATCTCTATAAGTACGAGATAGAAGCTATGAAGCGT